CTGCGGCGCTCGGTGTAAGTCAGGCCGCCGTTTCGTACTGGTCCACCGGCGCTCACACCATGAGCGCAAAGAGGGCGTTTCTTGCGGAGGAGCTCACCCATGGCGCAGTAACAGCGAAAGAGCTCTGCCAACCAGTTACGGGCAAGACCGCTGCCTGACGTGAACAAGTATGCGTGGCCTGGCCTTGCGCCAGTAGTGAGACCGTCCAGCTGTTCAGGCATCCAGTAGCCAAACAGCAGACGAAAAAAAACCGCCTGGCAGGGCGGCTTTCTCTACAACAAACATCGAGGTTGATTATGCACTCAGCAATGGATGCTAGCAATACCGCCCCCTTAGCCGTTTCGCACCACAAAGCCTTTCACAAGTCTGCGGCACTCCAGGCCGCACGAATGATCCGTTTCCAGTACGCGCAGGAATCGAAGAACGCCTTCCGTGTGGAGTGTGTCGAGCACCTGCGTGCGTCCCTTTCCGAGGCTCGCCCATGAGCACAATCGTTATGACGGCGTGCTGGCCCCTGCAGGGCATGAGCCCGGCGCAAAAAGCGGTGCTGATTTCCCTGGCCGATAACGCTAATGACGATGGGGTCTGCTGGCCATCCATTGCCACTATCGGTGCGCGCACCTGTCTTTCTGAGCGTGCTGTTCGAAACGCTCTGCGCTGGCTTGAGGAGGTCGCCATCCTGAAGAGTCATCAGCGTTTCGGTCGTTCGACCTGGTACACCATCACCCCGGCAGCATATGCCCCCGGCACGAAATGCCCCCCGGCACCAGATGCCCCATCACCCCGGCAGGAAATGCCCCCCACCCCGGCACCAGATGCCCCCAGAACCGTAAAGGAACCATCAATTGAACCGTCATCAGATGGCAATCGCGTACCGCGCTCGCCGTCTTGCCCGGTTCAAGACATCGTGGATCTGTTCAACACGCTGCTGCCGGAGCTGCCAAGCGTCGTCCTGGTCAACAGGGATCGGACATCGAAGATCAAGGCGCGCTGGGCTGAGAGCTCTGTCCATCAGGATCTGGAATTCTGGCGGGATTTCTTCACCACCGTTCGGGCAAGTGAGTTCCTGATGGGGGGGGTGGAAGGGCGAAATGGCTCCAAGGCGTTTCGCGCCACGTTTGATTGGCTGATCGCTCCATCCAACTTCGTCAAGGTGGTGGAGGGCAATTACCATGCATGAGCCCTATAGCCTCGAGGCTGAACACGGCTTGTTGGGCGCCATGCTCCAGCGACCAGAGCTGATCGATGTTCTGTCCGACGATCTGGCGCCGGAGTCGTTCTACTTTGCCGAAAACGCCGAGGTGTATCGCGGGATTATGGCCTTGCGCGCTGCTGGCAAGGCAGTTGACCTGTTAACCGTGGCTGAGCACATCGGAGTGCTCGACAGTGGTGAGAAGGCCCTGGGTCATTGCGCCTCCCTGGTTGCCAATACCCCAAGCGTGGCTAGCGCGGGCACCTATGCCGGCATCGTCCGTGAGCGTGCTATCGAGCGCGCGCTGTACGACCTGAGCGACAAGACGCTAGAAATCGTCCAGAGCGGTGGTGATATCCACACCAAGATTGCGGCCGTGCAGGCTGCGGCCATGGCCATCGATTCGGGTTGTGATGCCGCCGAGGTCGTGAAAGCAGGCGATCTGATGGCCGAGCAGCTTGAGGTTTGGCAGGAACGGCACGACCGCCTTATGCGTGGCGAAACACTCATCGGCCTCTCCACTGGCCTGGCAGATCTCGACCAGCAACTTGGCGGTCTTCAGCCCGAGCAGCTGATCATCGTTGCCGGTCGCCCTGCAATGGGTAAAACCACCTTGGCTATGGGCTTCGCTTTGGACGCAGCAGTGCGCCAGAGCAAATCCGCTTTGGTCGTCAGCTTGGAAATGAGCAAAGGCCAGCTGATCGACCGTGCCATTGCGTCCGAGGGCAAGATCCCGCTCAACCTGATCAAGAACGGCTCAGCCTGCCAGTCGCATGGCACTGAACTAGCTAGCGCTGTCAGCAAAATCCAGAGGGCCAGTCTGTTTATCGCCGATCGCGCGGGCGGTTCTGTAGGACGCATCCGTTCCCTGGCTAGGCGGCACAAGCTGCGCTATGGCTTGGACCTGCTGGTGGTCGACTATCTGCAACTGATGGATGGCGAGGGCGGCAACCGCACCGAAGAGGTCAGCAGCATCAGCCGAGGCTGCAAGCAGCTGGCACGGGAGCTGGGCATTCCGGTAGTGCTACTCAGCCAGTTGTCGAGGAAGTGCGAAGAGCGCCCGAACAAGCGACCAATCCCGTCCGATCTGCGGGAGTCCGGGGCCATTGAGCAAGACGCTGACGTGATCCTGTTCGTGTATCGGGACGAGGTCTACAACGAGAACTCAGAGTACAAGGGCGTCGCCGAAATCATCGTGGGCAAGGGGCGCGATATCGAGACTGGGACTGTGCGAGCTGCTTTTCTCGGTCAATACAACCGCTTTGAAAACCTTTCGGCGAGTTGGCAAGCCCCCGCTAAAACCTCGCCAGCCAAAGAGCGTCCGCTTTCGTCCCGTTACGCACGCAAGGAAGTCGCATGACACTAACTGCACTTCATCAGCCCAAAGCCAAAAAGGCCCGCGCCAAGCCCGTCGACAGGGAAGGGCAAGAACAGGCCGCGCTGATGGCTGAGCTTAAGCTGCGCTACTCCGCAGCCTACAAGTTGATCTACCACGTCCCGAATGGCGGTCATCGCGTCAAAGCCGTTGCCGCCAAACTGAAGGGGCAGGGCGTCAAAGCGGGCGTGCCTGATCTGGTGCTTCCCATGGCGCGAGGTGGTTACTTTGGTCTGTACGTCGAGTTCAAGGCCAAGCCACCGTTCGACGCGCCGGTCTCGCCCAGCCAGGACGCCTACCTTCAGGCGCTGATTGCCCAGGGTTACCTGGCCATTGTGTGCCGGGGCAGCATCGATGCCGTCGAGGCCATCCGCGCTTACCTGCTTCTGCCTGCCACGGTGGCCGCATGAGTGCGACCCGCGAAGTGAAGCTGAGCGAGGCCGAGGTTCGCCGCCAGGCCGTGGACAAGTCGGTACGCGACCTGCGCGACCCGCGTCACCCTGGCCTGTACCTGCGCTTCTGGAGCAGCCGAGACCGTGGCACTTGGCACCTGGTGCGCGGCAAGCGCTGGGTACCGATTGCCCGCTGGCCTGACCTGGGCGTGGCGGCAGTGCTGGCCGAGCTGCCGGCGCTGCGTCAGCGCCTGATGCGCGACCCAGCCACCGCGCCAGTGGCCTCGGGCATGGTCACTGTGGGTCAGCTGCTCGACTGGTACGGCGACCGGATGGCCCGCGACCGATCGCTGTCCGCGAAGCGCAAGGCCGGGGCCCGATCTGCCATCGCCCAGCACCTAAAGCCTTGCTTAGATGACCTGGCTCTGGTCGACACATGCGCTGAAACGCTGGACCGGCGTCTGATGTGGCCGAGCCAGGCTGTGGTGTCGCTGTCCTACCTGCGGCAGATGTTTGCGCTGCTGCTGACGGCCTTCCGTCAGGCGCTGCAACTGGGCCTGATCGACCGCAACCCAATGGCCGGGATGCGCTTCAACGACTTCACCAAGGCCAAGATCCTGCCGAAGGCGGCGCGCTTGCGCGATGTGCAGCTGCCTGAGCTGATGCAGCAGCTGGCCAAGGCCTTCGATGCAGAGCCCGGTGACGCCATGCTGGCCCTGATGATGCTGGCCCACGGCACCCGGATCGGCGAGACCCGCATGGCCCGCTGGAGCGACATATCCCTGGCGGCGGCGGAGTGGTTCATTCCCGCGGCCAATACCAAGACCCGCACGGAGCACCGCTTGCCACTGACCGCCCAGATCAAGGCGCTTCTGACTCGCTATCGGGCGATCCAGTTGGCCCAGGGCTACGAAGGCGTCTACCTGTTCCCGAATCGTCGCGGCCTGCCATTGAGCGAGACCCAGGCCAGTGCCGTGTTCACCCGGTTGGGGCAGCGCGAGTGGACCAGTCACGACCTGCGCAAGGTTTCTCGCACCACTTGGACCGACCTGGGTATCGATGGCCACATCGGGGAGATGCTGCTGAACCACACGCTCGGCAAGATCGCCAGTACTTACATCCACACCCAGGCCATGCAGCAGCGCCGGGCAGCCCTGGAGAAGTGGCACGCCTGGCTTGATCGCATCGGCTTTGGTGCCATTCACGGCCTTAAAGAGGCCTTATCCGAAATTTCACAGAATTCGACTCAGCCCGCTAATGGCGTGGCTTCGAGCGACCTTACCGCATTTGTAATTAGCGAGGATTCAAAGTGACAGGGAAGAGCCGCGGCCCGGCCTTCAAGAAGCCTGTGATCGAGTTGGCTCAATGCCCTTTGTGCCGTGGGAGAGCGGTTACCAAGGGGGTGTTCTACGAACTGCCATGCGACCACTGCAATGCCTCGGGCTGGGTAGTGGCTGCAACTGGCGAGGCCCTTGCCCTGGATGAGCTGGTGACACAGCTCAGCATGAGGCTGCAGGCCGCCACCCGGCAGATCGAGCAGTTGAAGAACCCTCAGG